CATTTTAAGTTTTTACCGGGGTTTGGGTTCTACGGATTGGGGCTCATTCACACAATTGGGGGCCTGTCAAGGACCGCGACGGCAGCTTTACGTCAATTAATCGACGCTGGAACGCTATCTAACCTGCCAGCAGGATTCAAAGCCCGTGGTCTACGGATCAGAGACGACGATGACCCATTGCAGCCCGGTGAGTTTAGGGACGTTGACGCGCCCGGAGGAGCCATTAGAGACAGTTTGATGCCGTTGCCTTTCAAAGGCCCGGATGGGACCTTATTCAACCTTCTCGGCTTTGTGGTGCAAGCTGGACAGCGGTTTGCGACGATTACTGACCTGAAAGTAGGGGATGGCAATCAAAATGCTGCGGTGGGCACGACCATTGCGATGATGGAGCAGGGCTCGCGGGTCATGAGCGCCGTACACAAACGTTTGCACTACGCCATGCGTAAAGAATTTAAGATACTGGCACGGGTCATGGGCGAAAGTCTGCCGCAGGAATACCCTTATGCGGTAGAAGGAGCAGATGCGACCGTGATGCGCGAGGACTTTGACTCCCGTGTGGACGTGGTGCCGGTCAGTAATCCCAACGTATTCAGTCAATCCCAGCGTATTATGATGGCTCAGACCAAGTTGCAGCTCGCAGGGGCCGCGCCTGAGTTACACAATATGCCCGAAATATTCAGAGATATGTACGAGGCGCTGGGTATTACTGATGTCGATCGTATTATGAAGTCGGTGCCTGAGACCGATCCGGTACCAAAAGATCCGGTGCAGGAGAACATTGACGGGCTTGATATGCTGCCGATGGAGGCATTCAGAGGGCAGAATCACGCGGCTCACATACAAGCGCACTTAAGTTTTGCAATCAGTCCGATGGTCGCGGGCAATCCTACGCTGGCGGCAAGCTTCCAGAAACACATTATGCAGCACGTCAAGATGCAAGCGATGGAGCAAGCAGAAACGGCGGCGCAACAACAAGGTCAGAACATGGACATGGCGGCGTTGATGGCGCAGTTTGAGGCCGAGGGTATGCAGATGCTGATACAGTTGACCAACCAGCTTACGGGCGCAGGACAACCTGACCCACTGGTTGCGCTCAAACAACAAGAATTGCAGCTTAAAGCGCAGAAAGAACAGGCCGATACACAGATTGATATGCAAAAACTGGGTCTCGAGCAACAAAATCAACAGATCAGGCAGGATCAGTTCCAGCAACGTATTGCTTCTCAAGAGCGGCAAACGGGTGCTAGAATTGATGCCGCTTTCCAACGTGAACTTCTAAAGAAGGATGACTAATGGGTAGATCAGTAAAATTTAATGGAAATAAACCCGGAAACGGACCCAAGGCGGTTGAGTTTGCACAGATCGATAAGCAAGGCCGTGTGCCTTATGGCAAGACTGCCGACGTTAAAATACCCGGTGCTTTAAAAAAAAGCACAGCACGCGGGATGGGTGCTGCTGTGAAGGGCGGCGATTACATGGGTTATGAATAACCGTATGAGTGATTTATATTCTGGACTCGGTAGCTTTGTGCAACCTCGGCGTATGCAAGAGGGGGGACAGGCTCTCACCGATTTACAGAAAAACGTGTTGGCAGAATACGGTTTTACTCCAGAAGAGGCGCAAAACGCCGTTAGAATGATCATTGATGGACAGGCGGATCAGTTAGCGCCCAAGTTCCAAGAGTTAAGAAACACGGGCTACTTTAGAAGAGTAGGCGAAGCTTTTAACATGGTCGATGCTGCGGGTAACCCAATTACTTTAGGGGGCCGCACGGCGGTAGCTGGAATTGATTTTCCGGGACAGACTATTGAATATGGTCCCAGCGCAGAGCAGTTAGCGCAGATGGAAGCACTTCGAGACGCGGCTGCCCAGAATTATACTTTTGGCACACCACCTCCAGCGGACACTCCGCCGGCAGATAGCCCCCCAGCGGAGGCCCCTCCAGCGGAGGCCCCTCCAGCGGACACTCCTCCAGCGGGATATCAACGTTTTAATTTATTGCCGGCTTTTTCTGCCGGTGCACCTCCGATAAATTTTTCGTCAAGCTTTGAAAACGTTTTTGGTCCCCCTCCTGTAAATCCCGGACAAGGTTCTCCTGACTACGGGTTTTATCAAATAGATGTCAGAAATTATGAGTTGGCTCAAAACACTTGGAATTCAATGAGTCCTGAACAGCGTGCTGGGACCACCGAATATGGGGGGACGCCCGTTAATAATTTTGTAGTGGCATATGGACAGGGCCTATCAGGTCGAGCTGGTGAAACGAACCAGGCTGTAACAGGTGGCACGAGCGGAGTAGGAACGAACACGACTGGGAACACGGGCTCGAGTATCCCAATAAAAGATCAAGTAGTGGGAGATTTATTTCCAGATCCGACAGCGCGTGTAATTCCAACAATGGACATGGTTCGTCAACAATCGTTAGAAGGCCCAATGTTGTCAGGGCGCTTTCAAGATACGAGACAAAACCCACAGGTTTATCAGTTGCCAACACAAGGTTATGGGTCACAACAGCAAGATCCTTTCGGTATAAACGTTAGGCAAACAACACGGCCTTTGAAGATACCGGAGAGAATTATACCGGCCCCGCCTCAACCGCAACCTTCACCTGAAGAGACGGGCATGGCTGATCCGACCCAAGGGGGTGTAACTAATTAATTTCTGTGATAGGATTTTACGAGACTATTACGGATAATATGCGACATGGATGAAATTTTTGTCGCGGAAGCGGTTTATCGGGTGACCCGAGAACGCCGTCAAGCGATTGTCGATTTGTTGATGTACAACAACGTCAAGTCGATGGAACACTATCGTGAGTTGATGGGCAATTTAGATGCCTTGAATCACGTGGAACAGGAACTCTCGAACCTGCTAGAAAAACAGGAGCAAACAGATGGCTAAAGAGACAAGCGTCACTAACCTTAGTGATGCAATGCAAGACACCCCTTATCTCAACCCTGAGAAATTACCCGACTCGTTATTGGAAAGAATGCCGACACCGACCGGGTGGCGTATTTTGATACTGCCGTATCGTGGTGCGGGTAAAACCGATGGCGGTATTTTATTGGCGCATGAGACGCAGGAGCGCACAAACGTGGGCACTCAAGTTGGTTACGTGCTCAAAGTTGGCCCGTTAGCTTATAAAGATGCCGACAAATTCCCAACGGGCGCTTGGTGCAAAGAAAAAGATTGGGTTATGTTCGCACGTTACGCGGGCTCTAGATTCAATATTGAAGGCGGCGAAGTTCGTATTCTCAACGATGACGAAGTGATTGCCACCATTATTGATCCTAACGATATCAAACAAAATCAGGGGTAATTATGTCAGAACAATCACAAGTAGATTTAGATTTAGGCGACGAAGAAGAGGTCGTAGTCGATTTAGAGGAAAACCAGACTGATCAGGAAGAAGCTCCTGACGCTCCTGTAAGCGATACAGAAGATCAGTTTGAACAAGCTGAGAGTGCTACTCAAAAACGTATAAATCGTCTTACAAAGAAGATGCGGGAGTCTGAAAGGCAGCAAGAAGCTGCTTTGACTTACGCGCAACAAGTTCAGCAAGAAAACGAGCAACTGAAAACGCGCTTAAACACAATGGACACTAACTATGTGGATGAGTATGCGGGTCGAGTAGAAAGCCAAATAGCGCAAGCAGAGAGCGAGTTGGCACAAGCTGTGGAACTTAGTGATTCTTCGAAAGTTGTCGAGGCACAACGAAAGCTCACAAGTTTAGCAATTCAAGCGGATCGGGCGGCACAAGCCAAACAGCAACGTCAAGATCGCGTGGCAGCACAGCCGGAAACAATGCCCCAACCACAGTATCAACAACAGCCCCAACCTCAACAACAGCCAAAAAGGCCCGATCCGAAAGCAGAAGAATGGGCGGCGCGTAATGAATGGTTTGGACAGAACGAGGCAAAAACTTATGCAGCATTTGGTATACACAAGAGATTGGTCGAACAAGAAGGATTTGATCCTACGTCCGATGAATACTATACTGAGCTGGACCGTCAGATTGAAGAGACTTTTCCATCTGCCAATAACGAAGAAACTTCCACTCGCAAGCGTCCCGCCCAGACGGTTGCTGGTGCAACGAGAACTAAAAAAACAGGGCGCGGTGGTAAACAAGTTCGACTCACCCCGAGCGAAGTCGCAATAGCGAAAAAATTGGGTGTGCCAACTGCTGAATACGCAAAATACGTGAAGAGGTAATTATGACTGAAATGCAACAAACTGAAATGAAGGTCAATAGGACTTCTCGCGCTAAAGAAACAAGGGAGAAAAAGGCAATGAGAAAGCCTTGGTCTCCACCGTCAATGCTAGACGCACCACCTGCACCGGATGGTTTTAAGCACCGTTGGATACGGTCTGAAACCAGAGGGTTTGATGACACTAAAAATGTTAGTGCCAAATTGCGGGAAGGCTGGGAATTGGTACGCTCTGAGGAGTATCCTGATTTTGAGCTTCCTGTTGTTGAATCAGGTAAATACGCAGGTGTGTTTGGAGTAGGCGGATTGCTTCTCGCCCGTATACCGGAAGAGACTGTGTCTGAAAGAACTGAATACTTCGAAAGTCGTAATCAGGACCAGATGGATGCGGTTGATCACGATATGTTACGCGAGAATGCACACTCAACAATGACGATTAGTAAACCTGACCGTCAATCCCGTGTAACCTTTGGTGGTCCTCAAAAATAGGGCTACCGCTTAGTAGGAGACAAAATAAATGGCAAATCAAGAAACTGCCTACGGTCTTCGTCCTATCGGGCTAGTTGGAAGTGCAGTTAATTCAACAGGTGTTACTGAGTACGAAATTGCTAACAATAACACCAATGCACTTTACCAATATGGCATTGTCGTTCCCACTGCTGCCGGCGTCATTGATCAAGCCGGTGCCACTGACGGAGGTACAACTCCGGCCCTTGGTGTTTTAATGGGTGTGGAATACGTCGATAGTTCTTCGAAGAAAACCGTTTTTAAAAACTACTGGCCCGGATCGAACAACGTAAGCGTAGATACCAATTTTAAGGTAAGAGCTTTTGTTGCAGACAATCCTAACCAGTTATTCCAGGTGGCAAGTGACGCCTCCCTCACAGATAGAGCAACCGCTTTGACGGCTGTTTTTGCAAACGCTTCTTTAGGAACGTCTGCGCGAGGAGGATCTACAGACACCGGTAACAGCTCTGCTGCGCTTGGCGTATCTACCATAGCAACTACCGCTACTTTATCGTTGCGGATTATGGGTATTATGGATGATGCCGCTAACAGCGATTTTTCTGCGGCTGGTATACCGTTGATTGTGCGTCTTAATGCACACCATAACGCTACGAACGCAAGGTTTGATTCTCAAACCAATGCGCCGACAACTGGTATTTAAGGGGGTAATATAAATGGCTATTTCTCGCGCACAACTAGCGAAAGAGCTAGAACCCGGCCTTAATGCCTTGTTCGGGCTCGAATACGATCGTTACGAAAACGAGCACGCTGAAATTTTTGAAGAAGAGTCTTCGGACAGAGCCTTCGAAGAAGAAGTGATGCTTGCTGGATTTTCTACAGCTCCTGTGAAAGGTGAAGGCGGAGCCATCACTTTCCAAGATGCTCAAGAAACATTTACAGCTCGTTACACTCACGAAACTATAGCACTTGCATTTTCAATCACTGAAGAAGCTATAGAAGACAATTTGTACGACCGACTTGCGTCTAGATACACTAAGGCTCTTGCTCGATCTATGGCTCAGACCAAGCAAATTAAAGCTGCCGCAATTTTAAATAATGCGTTCAGCACTTCTAGCCCCATTGGTGATGGAGCTGCTTTGTGTTCATCCGCTCACCCTTCTTTGTCTGGAAACCAACGAAACTTGCTTTCTACGGCTGCTGATTTGAACGAAACTTCACTTGAGCAAATGTTGATTGATATCGCTGGTCTCACCGACGAAAGAGGTCTGAAGATTGCGGTACGTGGTTTGAAACTGATTATTCCTAAAGAATTGCAATTTATTGCAGAAAGAGTAATTAACTCTAACTTACGTCCTGGAACTGCGGACAACGACCTTAACGCGACTAAAGCGATGGGTATGCTTCCTGAAGGAGCGGTTGTAAACCACTTCTTAACGGATACCGACGCATACTTTATCAAAACTGACGCGCCTAACGGCTTTAAGTTCTTCAATCGTTCGCCTATCAAAACTCAGATGGAAGGAGATTTTGATACAGGTAATATGCGATTCAAGGCTAGAGAAAGATACTCCTTTGGGGTATCCGATTGGCGTTCTGTTTTTGGTACGCCCGGAGCGTAAAAGAAACGAAAGAGGGGCGACGAAAGTCGCCCTTTCTTTTTGTAGATTCATTGTTTATTATTTGTTATTCCTGACAGTCACATGGGGTGACTGACATTAGCCACGACAGGAGAACAACATGGCTGTACATTTTACTGGACCTATTCTTTTTGCCGGCAAGGATTCCCCACGTAAGTGGTTTGAGAATCTTCCGGTAGACAAAAACCCTGACTTTGTTTCATACATGGACGATTTCACGGGTATTGCTCTTGATACAACTAACGATTGGACGCTTTTGAAAGACTCAAGCGCAACTGCGGCACTGGGCGCAGATGCAGAAAGCGGAACTTTAGTTTTGACTTCACAGGCTACGACCGATAACGACGGAGCTTCCGTGCAGGGTAACGAAATATTTGCGGTTGCTTCTGGTCGAGACATATGGTTTGAAACAAAAGTTAAAGTCGGCGATTCCGAAGGGAGTGCAATTGAGTTGTGCGTGGGGCTAACCGTTAACTTTGCAACCAACCCCGAAAATATGTTGGCCGCCGCTGATAGAATCGTTTTTCAAGTTGACGATGGCGACACAAACATTGATTGCGTTACTGAAAAGGATGGCACTGCTACCACCACTGACTCAGGGGTAGACATAGCGGACGACACTTTTGTAACACTTGGTTTTCACGTAACTAGCACATCTAAAGTCGAATTCTTTGTGAATCGTAATTTAGTAGCGACGCATACGGCTAATATCCCTGATGATGAAAACTTGGCGATCGGAGCGATGGAATTGTCCGGGTCCGCAACAGGGACTAAATCTGCCACTATCGATTATTTATTCGCTTGTCAAACTAGATAAGGTATTAAAATGGTTGAAAAAAAACGTGCTCGAGGCAAAGGCGGGAAGTTTAAAGCGGATGATCCTTCGACTCCTGAGAACGAAGCTTGGGAAGAGGTAAAACCCAAAGCAAAAGCCAAGCCCAAAGCAAAACCCAAAGCAAAACCCAAAGCAAAAGCAAGCAGTAGCGCACTCCCGCCGATAGGGAGTGCCGCTCGGAAATCAATGATTTTGCGAGGGGAAATAGAGGAGTAAACAATGGCAGATGCTGTTACTTCACAGACTTTTATTGATGGTCCAAAACACGCTGTCATAAAGTTTACTAATGTCTCTGATGGCAGTGGCGAAGACGCAGTCACTAAAGTGGACGTCTCTGCTTTGGCGACTAGCGCAGACGGTGATGCTTGTTCAAGCGTTGTTATTGAAAGGATTTGGTGGCAGTGCATTGGCATGAAAGTTCAAATATTGTGGGATGCTGATACCGACGCTTTTTGTATTGAACTAGGCGAAAATCAGAGTGGAGATCACGACTACAGTAGCTTTGGTGGTTTAACGAGCAATGCCGGTACCGGAGCAACGGGTGACGTAAAATTCACGACGGTAGGTCATTCTTCAGCCGACACATACACTGTAATTTTGTATTTGCGTAAAAATTTTAGTTAATTATGGCAACGACTAAAAACGTAAAACGTTTACCTTCTGGACGGTTGCAATACCGAGGAGAGACTTTTAGTGGTTATAACAAACCAAAAAGGACCCCCGGAAAAAACAAAAAAAGTGCAGTGCTTGCAAAAAAAGGGTCAGAAATAAAATTAGTAAGATTTGGTGATCCAAATATGACTATAAAGAAAGCGCAACCTGGAAGAAGAAAAAACTTTCGGGCACGCCATAATTGCGATACAGCCAAAGATAAATTCAGTGCGCGGTATTGGTCATGTAAGGCTTGGTAGATGAAAACCGAAGAATTATTGCAAAGACTCATCCAACATGAGAAAGAGTGTGAACTGCGATACGAACGGATTGGAGAAAGGCTAGATGACCAAAAAGATCATCTCAAATCGTTAGATGCGAAAATTTGGGGGTTAGCCGTCCTGATCATAATCACCCCTTTCGTTGATAGGTTTTTATTATGAAAAAAAATGCGTTACCACGGGGTTTGACTTATTTCCGCAAAGGCGGTGGAGTGGCAAAAAAATCTAAGGGAAGTAAGATTTGCCCGGAGGGTAAAGCATGGGCGAAGCGAACCTTTGACACATACCCGTCCGCTTATGCAAATCTAGCGGCCTCTAAATACTGTAAAGATCCCAACTACGCCAAAAAATCTAAGGGCGGCAAGCGCAAAGGTCGATAGAAATGGGTGAACTCAAGAAATGGCTTGATCAAGAGTGGGTTCGCATAGATTCTTCAGGCAACATCAAAGGCCCCTGCGGCACGTCTAAAGACAAAAAAAACCCTGACCGATGTCTTCCTAAGAAAAAAGCACAAAGCCTTTCTAAAGAAGAAAGAGCGTCTACAGCGCGGAAAAAGAAACGTGAGGGTCGTGGAGGTAAAACGGTCGTCAGTAACACAAAAGCCGCGAAAGTAAAAAATTTAGCGCGAGGAGGTGCTATAGCGCGAGGTTGTGGCGCAGTATTGCCCAACCGGCGCAAATTTACAAAAGGGGCTTCTCCCTAATGACTTTTTTTGCATCGTCTGATTATGAAAAAGGTGTAATAAAAGAACTCCAAGATTGGACACATCTTGGTTTGAATGTTCCTAATGAGTATTTTAACGGTCTCCCGGCTTGCCCTTTTGCACGTCAAGCATGGCTAGATGAGAAAGTCGCGGTAATTTTTGATGACACGCATAGTTGGCAATGCTTGTATAGTGCGGTGTCTCAGTTTGATGACGCTTATGACATTGCGGTAATTGTCAGAAAAACCCCGCTTGGCACCCCTGAAGATCTACATAATTATTTGGGCGATATGAATCGAGTCATATCTGAAGGTATGTTTATTGACAAAGACATCTGGTTGATGGGTTATCACCCTGATGATGAAGAGGCCGAATTTGTTTCAGAGGATATCGAAGTCGAAGAGATGGTGGAAGAGCCTTATTTGATGGTGTTCGTTCAAAGACTTTCTAAAATTCAAGAAGCGGCTTACAAATTGGTCCATAAAGGTTATTATGAAAATTACATGAGTGATGAGTATTTTTCGGAGCAATACGCTAAAAGAGAAGAGTATTATTTAAAACTTAGGAGAAATCAAAATGCCAATGAAAAAGAAAAAGCCTGTCAAGAAAGGTGGCGGCGGAGCAATGAAGAAGCAAGCGCCAGTACCAATGAGAGGCGGCGGAGCAGCGAAAAAGAAAAAGCCAGTCCCAATGCGAGGGGGTGGTTTACCGAAACAAATGAAAAAAGGTGGGGACACTATGTCGGTAGCAGCTCTTAGAAAGATTGCTAAAGAGAAAGGGTACACCTTAAAAAAGGATAGCTAATGGCTGTTTCAGGAAGTGCTAATTTTGAGCTTGATGTTACCGAGTACATCGAAGAAGCTTTTGAACGTTGTGGTTTAGAAGTTAGGACAGGTTACGATTTAAAAACCGCAAAACGATCTTTGAATTTGCTGTTGGCCGACTGGGCTAATCGTGGCCTTAACCAGTGGACCATTGCTCAAAGAACACAAGCTTTGACGCAAGGCACTTCCGAATACTCTTTATCTGCGGATGT